ACTGATTACGGAAACATGTTAATAACAGTTGCTACAGAATATAATAATGCTTTACTAGTAATAGAAAATGCAAATATAGGATGGGCAGTACTACAAGTTGCCATCGACCGTAACTATGAAAACTTGTATTATTCATATCGCCAAGATGCGTATATCGACGAAGAGGTTCATTTATCAAAGGGATATGACTTAAAATCTAAATCAGATAAAGTTCCCGGATTTTCAACTACTTCAAAAACAAGACCTTTAATGATATCTAAATTAGAAACATATTTTAGAGAAAAAGGTCCTATTGTTAAAAGTAAAAGACTAACAGATGAACTATATGTATTCATCTGGAATGGTAGTAGAGCAGAGGCTCAAAGAGGTTACAATGATGACTTGGTAATGTCATTTGCAATTGCATTATGGGTACGTGATACGGCATTACGTTTACGTCAACAAGGACTCGACCTGTCCAGAAAATCATTAGGCCATTTTGGAAAATCAAAAGGTGTGTATACATCCACTGGAAATTCTAGTAATGGCTCATGGGACTGGAACGGCGAAAAAGATGGCCTTACTTGGCTAATCTGATATTTATAAAAAAGAGATAAAATATGGCAGACACTTCATTATCGAGTCGGTTAAGACGGTTATTCTCAACTAACGTTATTGTTAGAAGAATAGGCAAAAATCAACTTAAAGCTATTGATACTAATAGATTACAATCATCAGGTGCATTATCAAGTAATAGATATATTGACCGATTTGCTGGATTGCAACGCGGCCAATCATATGGTACTTATAATCAATCATATACATTCCATACTTCTAAATTAGAATTATTTTCTGATTATGAATCAATGGATATGGATCCAATATTGGCATCAGCATTAGACATTTATGCAGATGAGTCGACTGTAAAGGATGCAGACGGGGATACTATAACCATTTCTACACCTAATAATGAAGTTTATAAAGTGTTACGTAATTTATTTTACGACATACTTAATATAGATTATAACTTATGGCCATGGATTAGAAACGCCTGTAAGTACGGAGATTTCTTTTTGTATCTAGATATTGAAGAGGAATTAGGTATTATCAATGTAATACCATTATCAGCATATGAGGTTCGTCGTGAAGAAGGGTATGATCCAAATAATCCATATGCATATCGATTCTTATTTGAAGGTACTCATACAATGTATTCTATGGGTAGAGGGGCATCTGACCGCGAGCCAATGGAAAATTATCAAGTAGCACACTTTAGATTATTATCAGATACTAACTTCCTTCCATATGGTAAATCAATGATTGAGCCAGCACGTAAGGTATGGAAACAATTAATGTTAATGGAAGATGCAATGTTAATTCATCGTATCATGCGCGCACCGGAACGTAGAATTTTTAAAATAGACGTAGGTAATTTACCGCCGGCTGAGGTTGATTCTCATATCGATGCCATTATTCAAAAGATGAAAAAGATTCCATATATGAATGAGCAGACCGGAGAGTATAATCTTAAATTTAATATGCAAAACATGTTAGAAGATTATTTCTTGCCAGTACGTGGAGGAGAATCTGGAACTGCCATTGAATCATTACCTGGATTGAGTAATGATGGCCAAATTGATGACATTGAATACTTGAGAAATAAAATGCATGCCGCATTAAAGATTCCAAAAGCGTTCTTAGGATATGATGAAGGTGTTGAAGGTAAAGCGACGTTAGCAGCAGAAGATGTACGTTTTGCTAGAACAATAGAACGTATACAAAAGATATTTGTATCTGAGTTAACTAAGATTGCAATTATACATTTATATGCTCAAGGATTTGAAGGTGAAGATTTAATTAACTTCTCATTGGCATTAACAAACCCTTCATTGATATATGAAAAGCAAAAGCTAGAAACTTTAGCTACTAAAGTTGAATTGGCAGGAAATCTTAAAGAATCTAAAATGTTTTCGGAAAAATGGATCTATGAAAACATCTTTAATTTAACTCAACAGGAATGGCAGACCGAACAAGATCAAGTAATTGAAGATCTTAAACAAGACTTCCGTAAAGAACAAATTTCTAGCGAAGGTAATGACCCTGTTAAAACTAATATGAGTTTTGGTACACCTCATGATATTGCCTCAATGCATGTATCAACAAAATTTGATGGATTAGCTCCTGGTATGGAACAGGAACATGTAGCAGGCCCAGGACGTCCTAAAGACGCCAGTACATGGGGTAAACATTCTAGTCCGCATGGTAGAGATCCATTAGGAGCTAAAGAAATGACCAAGTCTTTAAGTATAGATAAGTCACCATTGCAACATAATTTTAAAAACGGCTCGCCGTTAAGTATTGAACATGTTGAATCAAAAGCTATTATAGACTCAATGAAATCTAAGTTTAAGTCGCCTAAAGTGTTAAAACAATCTTTAAATGAAGAAATTAAAGATATTGATGCAGGTACTATGTTGGATGAACGCCAATTATTAGACCAATAGTTTGTTGATTGATATATATTTATTAAAAATATACGTACATAACAGGACGCATTTAATGAAACGAATTAAACATTCAAAAGTAAAAAATACCGGTTTGATTTTCGAGCTTTTGGTAAGACAAGTAGCATCGGATACAATGAACAACCGAGATTCGAGGGCATTACGTATTATAAAGAGAAGCTTTAAACTAAATTCTCTCTTATCTCAGGAGTTAAAATTATATAGATCACTCCATGAAGAAAAATTCGTTAATGCAAAAGCGGAGACTTTTGTAACGGCAGTAACTACTGCAAGAAAAACTATCAATGAATCTTTATTGAAAAAAGAAAAGTATAACTTAATTAAAGAAATACGTTCGGCTTTTAACATTGAAGATTTTTTCAAATCACGTGTTAGCAATTATAAATTACATGCTGCTATATATAAATTATTTGAACATGCAGAGGCCGATGATCCTAAAGAATACGTTGAAAATAAATTTGCTATTCTAGAACATGTCTCGACAGTAGCTAAAAAATCAGTAAATACCCAGTCAGCTTTAGTTGCTGAACAAAAGGATTTACGTATTCTAGCTTCTAAAATAATGATTGAAAAGTTCAATGAAAAATATTCGTCATTGTCAATCTCACAAAAGAACATGTTGCGTGAGTATATTAATAATGTAACTAATTCAACAGAACTTAAAAAATATATACTTAAAGAAACTAAGTCGTTAGCAGAACAACTTACTAAGTTAAAGACAATTGTACCTAGCAAAGTTATACGTATTAAATTGACGGAAGTTGCTAATCTACTTAATCAAATCAATAAGAAACATACCATAGAAGATAAAGATGTATTGACTATGTTAAAGTATTATGAACTAGTAGATGAATTAAATAAAGTAAAAGGATAATATGCCAAGTCAAGGACCATATGAATATACAAATGCACAAGTAAGTCAATTTGAAAGACTAGGGCATCCCGGCAAGTATACCGCAGTTCAAACATATACAGGCGGCCAAACATTTTTTACCGGGTCAAATTACGGATATGGATCTATATTAGTAGTTACTGGCACTGGATTGACAGCTAGTCTATCAGCCGGAGGAACTATTGGATTGACTGACTTAGTTGCTAAACAATTATACGATTTATCAATATTGTCTATTAGTGGTAGCGCTAATAGTGGAATAGTATACGTATTTAAACGTCAAGGAGTATAATGAAATTTCTTGAAGAAATGGAAAAAAAATTCCGTCAATTAAATGAAAGTGTAGACCGAGTATCTGATAAAGAAGCTGGAAAGGACTTTAAAGATTTAGAGGATAAAGATTTAGATAATGATGGCGACGCTGATACATCTGATAAATATTTACATAAACGTCTAGGTAAAGTTGCTAAAATGGATGAAAATCATTTAGGCGTTGATGAACCATATTATGTTGAGATAGCAGTTCGTGATGCACGTAAGGCAGTGGAAGCTATACAAAACGATACTTTATTAAGAAAGGCGTTACGTAATAAATCACTTGTACCATACGGCACTAACGTGTTTGCAACCGATGACCAAGAAGTGATTCAAACATTGTCTGATATTTTATCAGATAACAGTATTGAATTAACTAGTCATCAAGGGTTAGATGAAATGTCAAGTACAGCAGGAGTAGCTGGATATCAAACTCCAATGGCATTTGGAAAGGTAGATAAAAATACATTGAGTCAAGGCGGAATGACGCCAGTTAAAAAGACCAATAAGATATTCAAACCTATTTGGAATGAAAATAAATCTACGTATAAAAAGATGATGTCTGAAATGTACGGAGTAAAATCTATTGTAAATGAAGCTTCAAATCCTGCATTAGATAAAGCTGTTGATAACTTTGTCAAAGCTTTAGCGACAAAGAATGGATATAGACGTCCAGACGCTATAATGGCTATATTTGAAGCTCTTAAACGACTAAATTATATCCACCCTAGTGTTAATTATAAAGCACCGTCTGGATATAGTATTGAAGAAGCAGTTTCATACAGAGACTATAAAAAAGACCCTACATCAACTCCAGCACAAAAAGTAAATAATGGAATTGCTGAAGTTAATAAGATGTTAGGTGAAATGGAAAAGATTGTACAAAATAATCTAAGATTAAAAACTGAAATGGGTGTTGACTCATCTCATTTTTGGAAAAATACTAGTGTAAGATTTTCTAAAATAAATGAACGAATAGTTAGACTATCAAATAGATTAAAGGAATTGTCACAATGATTTTAAACCGTACATGGCAACAATTTTATAAAGCTGCCGAAAATAAAACTTTGACAATGGAACAGGCAAAACGTAAATATTCTGATGAACGTAAACGTTTTGACCAGCATCAACAATTTCTTAATTCAGGATTATATATACAAGGATTAAAATAATGTCTAAGCAATTATTAGTAGATTACAGCGTATTTGAAGTATCAGCTCAATCCATTAATGAATCGTTAGCAAATAATAACGGTAAATTAATTGTTACTGGAGTTCTTCAAAGAGCTGATGCACGTAACCAAAATGGACGTGTGTATCCAATGGAAATATTAATGCGCGAAGCTAAGAAGTATGAAAATACATTTATTGCTGAACGTAGAGCGTTGGGAGAATTAGATCACCCAGACTCATCTGTTGTTAACTTAAATAACGTTTCTCATAACATTGTATCAATGGGATGGAAAGGACCAGACTTAATGGGTACAGTAGAAGTATTGCCTACACCGTCCGGAAATATTCTTAAGTCATTATTCCAAGCCGGAATTAAATTAGGAATTAGTTCACGTGGATTAGGCTCTGTTAAAGAGGTTATGCGTGAAGGGAGTGAGGCAATGGAAGTTCAACCAGACTTTGAATTAATTGCATTTGACTTTGTAAGTAATCCATCGACCCATGGCGCGTTCCTTTCACCTGTAAATGAATCAATAAACAAATCGGCAAGTAATCGTTACAATACTATTGAACGACTTATTTCTGATATAATCATGGAGTTCTAATTATGGCAAAGAAAAATAACGGTTTAGTAGATTTAGCTCATAGTTCAGTGTATGGACCAAACAATCCAGGTCAATTGGGCACTGGTACTATATTAGGTACTAATATATCTCCATTAGCAAATGCACAGTTAGGTAATCCGAAAAATGGTAAGAAATTTTTCAATAGCTTATTTGATTCATCACATGCTAGTTTGTACGGACCATTTAATTCAATCGGTAAAAGAGGTACAGGATTTATTCCTGACTTGTTCGGGAACATTCCTAGTGAAATTACTATTTAATAAGAAATAAAATGACAGATTTAAAACAACGATATGCTCAATTGTTTGGCCT